CTCCCTGTTCCTCAATCTTGTCTTCTGAATTACTCATTTTTTCCCCTCTCGGGTTCTTGGTATTTCGTAGTCCGGCCCACCTCGCCGGAACCTTTTAGATTAGTCAGAACGGACGTTCTGAAGGTTTTTCAGCCATACTAAGGGCTGGGGCTCACGCCTTACTATATAGAGGCTGAGAGTGCTTATAAAGGGTGTGGGAGTTAGAAGGGATGCGTCATCTTCCGTATTGCGTCTCTTGACCGTGCAAGAAGCTCGTCGGTGTCGATTATGGGGGGTTCGTCCTCGACGGGTGGCTTCCCTTTATTGGTGTCATCGGCGAGGGCGGCCTGAGTTATCTTTATCGACTTAGCCTCTGTGTAGGCACGGATTTCATCGTAGAGGCCGTCAAGTCTATCCCATAGCTCTTCTCTCTCTGTGCGTATCTTTTTCTTTCTCTTCTTTTCTGAGGCGGGCTCAGCGTATAGTTTTTCATCTAGTTCCCGTACTTGCTCACGAAGTCGCTCTCTCGACGTCTTCAGTTCCTTCAGCTTTACGTCAATGTCTTCTAGTGAGAGATCGGTGGCGAGTTGTTCTGCTTTCTCGTCGCACTCTGGGCAGTCATCCTCGACCTCAGTATCATCTGTGATGTCAACTGGTTCTGCGTCATCCTCAGGAGCCTCCTTGCTCTCATCATAGCGTGTCGTGAGAAGTACGCGTATTTCATCTGGAAGATCATCCCAGTTGCCCTGAGTGAAACTGTAAAACTCAAATATCCCCGCCAATTCTTCGTCGGACATGGTGTCTTCTATTATAGTTTTCTCTCCATCACTATTTAACTCTTCTATTTCACTGAGTTGAGTCAGAACCTCGTCTGCCTTCCCCCTCATGTTCTCCACGAAGGCCACGAATGCGTCCTTCTTAGTCTTGCTCTTTTTCTCGATGCTCGCACAGGTAGCCGCTGCCTGCTTCTTCGTGTAGTCTGGGTTCTCCTTCATGATGTCCTTGATGCACGCAGCCATATTCTTCCATTTACCGAATGGGTCGAGGGCGAACTGACTCATCATCTTGTCGGCTCCTATTCCACAGTAGGGCATCGCGCATCGTCCCTTATCGATTCCGAAGGCGGTGTGGTCGCCCATGAAGTCGCGCTGAATGAAGTCGTATTCCTGACCGTTAAGCGGGTGCCCATCCTCCTCGACTTTACCGGCTACCTCATCCATCGTGAAGAAGAATCCGATGCTGACATCCGACTTCTTGCCCGACTTCATGTCCGCAAGAATCTCGGGGCTCACCTTGTTGTTGAAGACCTGGAGGTCGGAGAGGATTCCTCTGCGGTTGGTTCTGCTGGTCTTGTGGTCTTTCAGGTTCTTCACGTATCGTAGGTTGACTGTTCTGCCGTGGACGTCGCCGCGTTTGCTGACGATGCCCGTTGAGGGGTGGTCTCCTGAGATCGCCCAGCGGTTCTCCCACGTCCAGTAACTTGCCTTCAACTCGTCTGCTGGCTTGTATGCTTTGCCGTCCTCGTAGGAGTGAATTATCTCGCTTGCTATGTCAACGTCTTTGAAGACTGTGATAGCCCCGAATATGGGGTCTTTGTCTTCCACGTAGTTTCTATGGTCTATTTGAACGGTATCCGCACGGAAAATTCTTTCAGTCATATTAACTTCCAACGTCATTTCTCGTCCTCCCTTACCAGCACCCACCACGGTCTATCAAGCATCTCCTGGTTAACCAGGTAGACTTTGCCCGCCTCAAAGTTCGAGGGAGAACCTTTAATCAACGTGTAAATTTCGCCGTCCGTATCTGGGTGTCCATCCCACCGCCGACCAGGGGCGAAGGGCATGAACCGCGCTGGAAACAAAACCGCCTTTTCTTGTGTATCCATCATCAAGTCATCCTCTTATATTCTCAGCCCCGCGGTGTACCAGTTAACCAACATGAGAATGATGGTGGACACCGTGACGCAGATGCTGACCGTCCACTGGATAGATGTCTTCACACTGGTAATCTTCTTATCAAGTCCAACTATCTTCGTCTCAACGTGTTCCCTGTATGCCCTACACAGCGCAGCGTTATCAGCCTTGAACTGGTTGAAGGACTCTATAGAGACATACATATCTCCGTCGCCGTTTCCATCTCCATCACTCAAACTATGATTCACCGCAGAGACTCTATATAACTATATAACTAGACACAGTAAATAAAGGTTTTATTGTTCAATGTCTCTCATGTAGAACCTGAGCGTCTCCTTAGACGACTCCGGCAGATGCTCAATCGACTTCTCATATGCCTCAATGATTTTCACAGGAGAGTCATCATCGGGATCCATGAAAACAAAGCATTTCCCACATCGCTCTGAGTCATCATCTCTCCAGTGGGGACAACGAAGAGGATAGCGTTTCTCATGGGGACACTGCCCCAGCATGGCTAAAGGAGAAACAGTCACTGCTTCATCACTTCGTCGACGAGGCTGTCGAATGGCACGGCGTCCTCACCCTCAGCGGGCTCCTCTCCCCCCACAGGCTCCTCCTGAGGAGTCGTCTCCTCCGTGGAGCTGAAGGGAAGCGGCTGCTTCACCAAGCCGGGAACCACCTCTCCCTTACCGTCTGGCAGCGCAGTCAACTCGTTGTCGTCTCTGACCTCATCCACCGTCATATAGCTGAGCTTGTACTCGTTCGCCCGCTCTTTCAGAAGCTCTATGCCCGCCTTGTCCTGGTCACTCACATAGTCAGGTGTATTCCATATTATCATGTAGTCCTTTGTGACGTCGCCCTTGCGCTGGTCCTCGTAGGTTATCTGCTTCGTGTCGATGAGGCGGTCAATAAGCTCCCTCACCACCGGCTCAATCTGAGACTGCTCACCGCTTATGAACTTGAAGTAGTTCTCACGGTTAGTCCGTGACCCCGTAATCCTCCCGGCGGATGCCCCCCTGAGGATGTCCTTCGGGACACGGGACGCAATCGCCATCTGGTCCCACGCCATCTCGTTGTATGGTCCAGGGTCAAGCGCAACGTTCTGAACTCCCTTGAACTCGATCTCCTCCCGCGCATCAGGCGGACCACCCAAAACAATGAAGGTTCTCACGTTAAGATTGTCGAACTCGCCCCGATCTATATAGTCCTGTATCTCTTTACGGGTTGCATTAGGCAAATATATAACTGGGAACCCGGAGCCGACCCTGTATAGAAGCTGGTACTCACCCCAACGAATGTTCCTGAAGCCCACGGCATCATCAAAGATCGGATCTATGACCGGCTCGCCCTCATACACCTTCTCCAGAATACGGGTGGCAACGTGGATTATACGCGTCCAGTGAATGTCGCCCTCGTCACCGACTCCGCGGTTGAGTTTGTAGAAAGTGGGGTGTCCAAATCGTAGGCTGTTCTTACTCTCCTCGGTCTCTGTAACCCTGATCTGGGTCTCATAAGGCCAGTACGGGGCCATCTGGTAAATCTTGCGTTCCCCCAGCAAAGTCAGGGTTCCATCATCATTCTCCTTGTAGACGGGATCCCTCCACTCGGAAACCTGATAATCCGTGTATGCCAAGAAGAGAACCGACCAGCCAACGGTGCGTTCAAAGTAGAATAGGCGGGTGAACTGCTCCTTGAACTTGAGTTTCCTGAGAGCGTCTTGAACCACCTTATTCAGAGCCATGTCCTCCAAGTCGTCGGCGGGGGCCACCTTGAATCCGTTGTCAAAGATGTCGGCGGCAACGTGGTATGTCAGCCACTTGCAGACTGGCTCCCGCTTACTGTAGAACACCCGATCCGTGTCAGTTATGGTGCCCCCGTAAGCTTCATATGAACCAATATATTTCCCAGACCGTTTGAACGGAGTATATTCTGTGCTCTCAAGGGCGTCCACTGCCAGACCTATCATCTCCGTCGACGCAAGGCCCCGGTCAAGGTTGCTCCGTATGCCCTCTATCCGCCGCTGCGAGTCACTCTGCATCTGTCGACTGCTCATCTACCTTCTCCTCCCTCGTAACTATTCTTATGTTAAGGTTCTCTAGGCGTCCATTGAGTACGTCTATCTCATCAGTCAGCGTACCCACCTTCTCCTCGAACTCGATGAGCGCCTTCTCCTGCTCGTCAATCAGCAACTCGTAGTCCCTAATGCGCCCTCGATTGAACACAAAATCCCAAAACCGAATCTCCGTTTTCACCATAATTCCTCTCGCTCAACGTATCTAGGACACGGCTCTCCCGTGTCACCAAAGTTTAGGGGATCATCACACAGCGTCCTATCCCTGATCTTTATGCGTCCAGGAAGCGCGTTGCATGCAAGGCGTCCACAGTTACAGGAATCAATAATATATTGACACACCATCTACATCAATACCTATAGGGCTACGGTGCATTATATATGTATTCAGGGCTATCTCAACGCATTTTCACATATTTTCCTATCTTCGGGGGCTAACTGGACCTAAAACGAAGGATGTCTCCTGCCTCCGGGCGATGTCGGCAGTCGTGAAAACAATCTCCAAGCCGTCCATGATGTCGCGGTAGCGCCCCTTCGGGTAAGACAGGTACTCCGCCTCAAACTTATCCCACCAGTTCACCCGAATCTTATCAGGATCGGGAAACTTGAAGCGCCCATTCTCAAAGTGGGGTTGAAGCCCCAGCATCCGCTCCCACTTCGTCTGCTTCTGCTTAACCTCCACAATCGGCAGCCCACTCGCATACGCCGCCTTCGACACCACCTGCTGCCACATATTCGACTCAATACCAACCTTCCTGATGCTAATGTGCCCGGGGATGCCGATGCTGGGAAACTCCAGTCGCCTCCCATACTCCTCTATCTTCTTAAGCTGAGACGGAAAATCCATCGGCTGCGCGAAGACATCCAACACGTAAATGTGGCCGCGGGCGCGGTCAAACGCAATCGTGACAATCGCCAGCCTATCCGACTCAGGGTTATCACTCACGTTGGGGTCAACCCCCATATAATACTCAAAGCTCCTGACATACTCAGTGGTGAAAATGGATGGATCAAAAAACGTAAGCCAGTCACGCTTAAACAGCGTCCCCTCAAGCCCACTCGGGTCCACCAAGTAGAGACACGCCCACTTAACAGAGCCAATCTCCTGCCGTCTCTCAGACATACGCTGAGGCGTCCACACCTCGGGCCACTGCATATCCCACTCCTCAACTGGCGTATCAGGATCATAATTCTTAATCGCCGGATACTTCCTCACCACGTAAATACCACCATTCTCCACACTCTTACCCTCCAACCGACTCCAATAATCATCATACCTCCACGGAGTGCCCACGAAGACC